TATCTCCTAGTTTAAAATCAGCGTTGGCTTCAGAAGAAAACTGAGCATCATCGTGTGCAAAACTATTATCATAATTATAACATGAAATCATTTTTCCTTTAATAGTATATTCCATAGGAGGAATTGAAGATTCTCCAGGAGCTACTACACATTGTCTGGCTACATAAGCGGTATCTAATAGTCTGTGATTAGGCCCCCAGTACTTTACATCGTTTGCTCTTTCATCCGAATAAAAATCTTTTTGCAGTTTAAATCCTGTACCTGAGGCTAGTTGAGTTAACATAGGAGAAGCCGTTTGATTAACTATTCCATTATGAAACTCCAAGTATTGTTCGAGAGGTTGTTCAAGTTTTAAAACTCTTTCATGGGTAATCCCTGCTCCTCCTTGATTGCCTCCTGTAACAGAAGTACCTTGTCTGCCGTTAGGCATTCCAATAGGAAATAGTATACTTTGAATACTTTGAGTAGGATAAGCGCTTCCATCTCCGCCTTCAGATATATCAATTATATTTTGTAGTTGTTGGCTAGTTATCTGTATAGGCCCATAAGCAGTATTATAAGTTATGGCAGTTGTATTGTCTGTTAATCCTTCAAAGCCTGTATTAGGCTCTCCCATTAAAACATCGCCTTTATCTTGCCTACCGTAGCATACTAAATCAGTTTCTGCAGAAGCTGCCCTAGCTAGCTTATCTGGGCCATCTACACATACTAAAGACCCATCGTCTAAGTATAAATTCATAACACTTTGAATAGGCCCTTCTGAAATAGCGTCTACTATCCAAACCGTGTCTGAAGTATCTGCAGTAGATCCTATATCTGCAAATACAGGATTTCCTTTAACTCTTCTAACTCCATAAACAGTAGGAAGATATTTGGCTGCTATATCCATACGTAGATTGACTTCTCGTACTACGTCTACCATATACTTTTCTTGACGTTTTCCGCCAAACCACCAACCATTTATATCCACCTGCCGTGATTCTTCTACTTGATCGTCATACTTTAGTAGTAAATTAATAGCTCTTTCTGACCACATAAATCCATAGTCACCGGCATACGCGGGTTTAAGAGTAGCAGCTGAGTTAGGCTCTCCTTTAGGAGTAAGAGCTTGATGAAAATCTGCAGAAGTTAATCTTCCTGATAACCGTTTAAAATCTCCCCAATGGCTTTTACATCCCCAAGTCATTTCAGCAGACTGAGGGTTTTCTTTATAAGTTGCAGTAGTAACTATACCTTGAAAAAGTAGAATAGCTTCATCTCCTGCAGTATTATTACTATCTGCAATCGGCTCCCCTGTTACTTCATCTAAAAATATTTTCCATATCCATACTTGTCTATTAACATAATTGGTGGGCATAGTACCTTGTAACAGGTAATTTACTTCTTCACTATTAAGAGTTATTCCTTGTGTTTCAGACACTGAACCAAAATAAGCATTATTATAAGTTCTAGCACTTCCTCCAGTTACTAAAGCTCCATCTACAAGAACGGCATTAATAGTTTTGCCTCCATTAGTAAAACTTGTTATTCTTGCATAGTTGAATAACGTCATAACTTCGTTATCTGGAAGACTTTGAGGAGCAGAAAGTACTAAATTATTTCCTGACCAAGAAGCAACTTCTAAGTGTCCTGAAGTACTTGCGCCTTCTACTAGTAGTCCTGCAACTCTATTTGTAGTAGTATAATTATCTACAGTTACACTACTACTATCACTAGTAGTACCATTGACTGCTACAGTTCCTATAGGGATTTTAATTTTGTCATCTTCTCTAAAGCCTTCTGCAGAGTAATTTACAGTAGTAGAAGTTAAAGTGATAGTACTTCCAGAACTGTTATCTGTATAAGTATAGTCGCCTTTTATTTGTATATGAGGAGCAGTAGCGTCCAATATAATATTGGCATTGCCCATTTTTACCTGTGTAGACTCTGATAATGTGCCGACTTTCTTAACTCTATTAGCTATGTAGTTTTGTATAGGATTAGTTGCTCCTGCTGCAGTAGTAGATCCATCTTGAAATTTAATATCAAAAGGAGCATCTGTAAAATAAGCATACTTTTCTGCACTTGTATCAAATTTTAAAGCCTCGTTAGGAGGAGTTATATCTTCTTCTAAAGCTGGGCGCTCAAACTTAACCAAATGAGCATATCTAAATGGCTTATTTTCATATAAATGTTTCTTTAAAGTTTGATTTCTATCTAAACGTCCCATTACGGTAGTGCCTCCTCTAGCTTAAGTCCAAACTTATATAAGTTATTAGTATTTAAAGAATATTCCTGTGTCTTATTTGTATTTATAACCCTAATCTTAGGTTTGGTGAATTCTAATTCTGCTCCATTTGATACTTCGTACTGTAAAGGAGGATTGAAAGAAAGCCTTTTCTGTCCACTAGATAGTGCTCCTACATCCGTATCATGACTTGCATTAGTTTCATATCGTGTAACCATATAAGTTTTTAAATGGTTAGAGTTGCTACTATCAATAATATTAAATATATCACCAACTTGCGGAGTACCAGCACCGCCATAAGTTATTTTCATGTATGTTTTTCCTGCGGCTACTGCTGCTCCATCTGCTGCTTGAACAGGATTACTTGCATTATCTGCATTAAAAGCTGAATACTGAGGTAAGTAAACAAAGAAAGGTTTCAAAGATCCTTGCATAGCCATCAAAAAGGAATTAACAGGATCAAATTCTGCGCGAGTCAGAGGGTTATAAGTTATTGCTATATCCCAATTTTGACCTGCTACAGATCTAGTTATAACTCTACCGGAGTGAGTTCGACTAACAATAGTGGGTTGTTTAGAAGTAAATTTTACACTAGCAAACCCAGGTCCCGTAGTGCCTGTTTCAGACCCTGCAGTATTTACTCCTGCTAAACCAGAATCTAAAATTCTATTAGTAGGATCAGGTAATATATCCATGTAATTGGCCATTAGTAACTATCTCCCAAAGCCATTGTGTCTAAACCTTCTAAGAAAGTTTCTCCTTGATTATTTGCGGCTTCCCTTATCATATTAATAATATTTCCTCTTTGAGAAACTAAAGTCTCTTCCATATTTGCGGCATCGATAGCATTTATATTAAAGGTTACGTTAGGAGTAGCTACCTCAGCATCCGCTTCATCATTAGCCATTATTTGTCCTGGTACTTCTGGTACGAATAACTCAGGTCCTTGTTCTCCTACTACGTAAGCAGCTCCGCCGGTTGCCCTATATTTTGCTCCAACAAAAGCGGTTCTAGTAAAATCTGAAGCACTAGTTCCTCGACCTCTTTCGCCTCTCATGTATCCTAATTCGCCTCCTGCCCTGCTTCCTGCTACATCTACTTTATTACTTCTAGAACCAACACTTATAGAAGGAGGACTCTTCGCACCTCCTGCAGAGCCGCCTCCTTGATAGCTCATACCAGAAATGATAGCTAATTGAGCCGCCCCTAAAGCTAGAACGAATCCCGTCATTATACCTCTAAAAACAGGGCCGAAACCACCTGGATCTGCCCATACATTCATAACACCCATTGCGGTTGCCATTATTGTTTGTGCTATCATCATCTTCTTGTTTAAATCAAAGGATTTCTTTTTCTGGGCTTCTTTCTTCTTTTCAAGAGCCGCAATCATTTGCTCGCCTTTCTTAGTTCCACCATACATTTTTTTCGCTGAAGCTATTTGCCTATCAATTGCTGCTTCTTGCATTTTTGACTTAGCAGCCATTAGACCAAAGACACTAGACATTGCTCCTGCAACCGCCCCTACACCTGCTGCCACTGCAGATACTTTTCCTCCAACATCTAGGCTTTCCCAGGCAGTCCCAAATCTCTGCATGAACCCGCCACCATCTTCATCTCCCAGTGCATCTCGAAAGCCCTTAAAAGAATCTGATCCCATTAAATCTGATATTGCGGAGAAGTTGGCCGTCATGGTAGTTCCTGCATTTGCTAAAGCTTCAAAAATAGGGGCTTGTTCAGTCCCTAGAGACGCTAATTGTGCAAAAGAATCACTAAATAAAGAGCCTGCGGCAGCTGCTTTATCTCCAAAACCTAAATTGGCCCTTATATCAATAGGACCTAAGTGGTCTAATTCATTTTGTGCAGCCTCTGCCGCATCTTTAGCATTTAGTCCAGCACCTTGATACTCTTTTGTGGTTTTTTCTAAGAAATTAGTTTCTGCCTGTGCTCTTGCATCCGCAAAAACATTCATTACTCTAGTCGCATATTTTCGTATGCCGCTTCCTGAACCGGCCGCTCCGGTTCCTTCGCCTAGCATGGAGCGTAAAGAAGCTAAACGCAACTTTTGTTTTTCTAGCTTTAATTCGGTTTTTGAGCCTTTAAGAGTTTGATCAGCAACATCTCTTTGTAGTTCATAGACTTTAGCCATTTCGTTAGGTAGAGTATCTAAAGAATCTATAACATCTTGAATGGCGCCTTGATCGTCAGGATCCGCTAATTTCTTTGCAGCTTTAAGTTCTTCTCTTAGCAAAACTAATTTTGCCTTCATTAACTTTTCTTCTATATCTATCTTGTCCTTAGTCATCTGCATTTCTTTTTCTAGCAACTCTTCTCTTCTAGCAGCAAACTTATTAAAGTGCCTTAGTTCATCAGCTGCAGTTGCATCAATCCCCTGCCTTCCAAGTCCTCCAGTAGCTTTGGACAGTGCAAGTTGATTTTGTGACTCTTTCTCTGCTAAACTTAATAAGGTTTTTTGAGCTTGTATAGATTGACCTTTTATATCTAATAGTTTCTTTGCGTACTCTATAGTTCTTACTGTAACTCTAGCTGCTTTTTCGTCTGTACTCAATTTTTGTTCTTCTAAGTTTTTTTGCTCTGTAAGGAGATCTCCATGCTTCTTCATTTCTTCTGTTTTGTCTTTTTCTAGTTGCTTTCCTAGTTCCTTTAGTCTATTCGTTTCATCTTCACCTTTTGCCATACTCATGCGATACGCCAAATTTGCTTCTCGGGCCTTTATATCGAACATAGTAGTTTCTTCTAATAACTGTAGTTCCTTATTTACCCCCTCTAGCTTTTTCTTACGTAACTGTTCTTCTTTTCGCATATGAGCATGAACACCGGCTGGAGTTCCTGCCCGTTTAGCTAAATCTCCCATTTCTTTGGTTTCACGACCTAGAAGCTTTACTTCAGCTTTATTCTTTATTAGATCCGCGTTCATTTCCTTGAGATGTGCTACCCATAATCCTAGTAAGTCTGCGTTTTGTAATCCCTCTCTACCAAAAATCCTTGACATATCAGTAGCTTCTAACATATTCTGTATTATCGTCTGACCCATCACGTCTACTTTTTCTGAGCCCACTCCTGCTAAACCGGCTCGAATATCCTCAAAACCTTTGGCCATTGTACCAAATTTTTCAATAGTTTTTGAAAATCGAGTAGTTTCTTTAGACGCTAATTTATTGGATTCTCCATAAGCTTCGGAGGCCGAAGCAGCTAATCCATCATAAGTATTAACTATTTGATCGAAGGGTTTTCTAATCAACTTAATTTGCGTGTCTAACTGGCCCATAGTTCGTAAGCCTTCTTTTCCTATATTTTCACGCAATGCTTTTAATTTCTCAACTTGAGGGGCTCCTACTCCTCCCTCCTTAAACATTCTTGAATTTTGTATTTCTTTAATACTAGCGTTAAGAACGAATTTCAAACTCTTCGTAGCCATTTTTCCTTTAACTTGTTCATGTCGTTCCCACATTGGCTCCATAGCTGCAATAGCATCTCTGGCACTTTGAATTGCTATTTTTTGCTGCGCAATAGCACCCTTGTTAGCATCCTCCTCAAAACTACCTTTTACCAAAGTACCTGAGTCTTGAAGCTCCTGTAACTCCTTGAGTTTCTTCTCGGCATTCTCTAAAGCTACTTCTCTTTCCGCTTCTGCCACTAACAGTAATTGAAAAGCAGCAGACACAGCTTTATTAAAAGAATCTTGAATCCTGTTTAATCCAGATTCAATTTCTGAAAGAATACCTTGCATACCCCTAAAGCCTGCCATCATTCCTTCACCGCTGGCGACTCCAAATTTATCCATTACTTCCATAACAGAATCAGAAGTGTCTTGTATAGTATGGAAAGACTCTACAACTTCGTCTGCAGTCTTTTGAACTTCAGTTTTTGTTTTTTGAAAGAATTCAGATATGTAAGGCCATAACATAGATACCACACTAACAAGGAGTCCTATAGGTCCTAACATTGCCATGAATCCAGTGCCAAGGAATCTTGCAGCTGTTCCTGCACTGTACATTACAGTTCTTCCCGCATTCAGAGTTTTATTCATGGTAGTAACAGTTTTAAGACCATCTAAATTTTGTCTATGATAAGATCCTACTTCTTTTCTTAAGTGTTTAAATCCTTTTATCATCTTACCTCTAGAGGCGTTTTCCAAAGCGTCTGCCTTAGCCGCGGCGTGTTTAGTTTTTAGGGAATCTTCTTGGACGTGTGTTATAGATTGAGTTGCAGTCTGAAGGTTTGCTAGTTCAGCTGTAGCTGTTTTATACTCTTTTGTATTCTCTTTACCTGCGGCTGCTAAGTCTGCTACTTTCTTTTTATAAATTCCAATAGAACTAGTAGAACTTCTTAAAGCAGTATCTAACTTAGCTTGATCGTCTGTACCGTCTGCTAGTGCCGCGCCATAGGCTTTCATTCCTGCAGCTCCTTTTAAAGCTGCAATATTTGCAATAGCTGTTTGTTTAGTCGTTCCAGCAATTTCACTTGCTGCAGCTTTAGCTGAGTTAGCAGCACCATACATAAAAGGAACTAATTGCTTAGATATTGTAGAACCAAAAATAGTTATAACACCTATCAGAGCACCCATATTATTAGATAAGGCGGATATAAAAGGAATTAAAAACTTATTAAGTAAAGTTAATCCTTCTTTTTGTAAATTTGATAAAGCTGCAGCTAATCGATCATAGGGGTTAGGATCTAACTTTTCAGCTAAAGCTCCAAACTTTGCGATACCTTGCTCTGCGGTTGCATTCATGAAAGCTTGTACTCTTTCAAATTGAGTAAGATCATCCGCAGTTTTTCCTAGTGTAGTGGCGTACTTTTCTGTGGCATCATCTAAACGAACCATGATACCTAATTCGTCCAAAATTTCAGGCTCTAACTTAGCAACACCTCTAGTCAACCTATCTAAGGCGTCTGTCATGTCCCGACCCAAAGCGATTGAAGCTCCTCTAGCTACAATAGTTAATTTCTCCATTTGAGCAGTACTAAAACCAGAAGAGATTCCTAAAGCCATTGAACGCATGGCTTGATCTGTAGAAACGGCATAACCACTAACTTCTTGTAATCTTTCTGAAGCATAAGTGAGGTTTCTACCCGCAGCAGCTCCAACCATCTTTAACCCTGCAGCTACAGACTCTAACTGTGCGGCTCTTCGTAAAGCGTCAAAAGCAGCTGTAGCAGCAAAAACATTCGCCGCTAAAGTGGCATAAGCACCAACGAGTCCGGAAGAACCAGACCCGATAGCTTGATTCATTTTTGAAAAGCCTTTTGCAGAGGATAAATTACTTTGAAAAATACCTTTTTCTCTTCGATTATAATTATCTTGAGATTTACCAGCATTTTTTCGGGCACGATCAGTTCTTTCAACACCGTCAGCGACAGCATCTATATCTTTACGTACTACTTTGAAACCTTTTGCAGTTGCTTTTATTTCAAATATTAATGATTCAGTAGCCACTAGTTGCTTTTCCTTTTTATTCTATCATACTCTCGCTTCAATTTCTCTTGCGAAAGTCTGACAGCTTCTCCATCTAACCTCAATAAAATTTCTAAAAATGTATCTTTGTCTTCTATCTTATACATCTCTATATAAAGAGGTAGATTAGTGTAGTCTTTTCCTATATAACCTATTTCAGGATATATTCTATCCCCTAAAGAATTAAAAGTATTTATTCCATCTATAACTATTTCGGGAAAGTCTTCTACTCCGGGCGGTATCTCTTCTTGAATAGGATCCTGTCCTAATTCATCCATCATGGATAAGTATCTGTCCTTATCCATTTTAGAGTCTTTATGCTTCTGCCACTTTTCCAGTCTTTCCCACAGTTTTTCTTTCTGACTTTCCACGAAAATTGGCAAGGTCAAAGACCACCTCGTTTACCCAATTATCAAAATCAGCGGAATTTTGGACTAAAGATTCTGCATTTTCTAAATTAAACTCTAATTGAGAGTCCGGATCATTAGTCCCTAAGTCTACTAAAATTAGTTCTTCTAAATAAGCTAATTTTAATCCTTTCCAGTTTTTTACTGTAGCTTTTGTAAATTCGTGAACAAATTTATCTTCGTCCAGCTCCTCTACTGCTTGGTGAGTTTTTCTATCAAATTTTGTTTTGATACATCTTTTTCTTAGATTCAGTAACTCTTTTCTCGAAAGATTAGCTACTTCTATCTCAAAACCGTCACAGCCCGGAAACTCAATCCATGCTGTTTTGGTATCAACCATTAAGTCTTCTAATTTCACTATTTTTTCTCCTAATAAGTGAATAATGTTTCTAAGTTTGTAGGATTTCCTATCATACGATAATCATATCCTTGAGTAAATACCTCTGTGGGATTTACTCTATTGGTAAAGGAACAAGGAGTTAGTTGAGCATCTAACTGTGTATTGTTAGAAGCTAATCCTGCTTGTATCCTTATTGCAATATTTTCTTTCCAGTTTTGTAGATTAGAGGCTTGTGCATCCACATAAGTAGTAATATTACCTGCTACACTTCTTCCTTCAAGTACAAAACTAGTGGGATAAGTACTGTTTGTTGCTGAAGTAGCTTCTAGTGATGCTTGTACAGTATTATTCTTATTCCATTTTATATCATTCTGTACCTCTAAAGCTACTCCTGTTACCCTATCTAATACTGTTCCATCTACAGTTACTGTGACTACTTTAGGAATTGAATAGGTAGGCGCACTAGCATAACTTCCCACACTAAAAGTGCTATGGGCTATTCTTTCTAATTTGGTTCCTGCTCCTTGAAGTTTTAAGTTTATAACTTTATCACGGGCTATTTCAAAAGCTCCTGATTCAAAAACGCAAGTTTGTATTTTATACATTTTACGAGGCGCGTCTGTACTTTTTGAAGGGTCAATATAAAGGTCAAAAGTTTTTAGTACATCGTCTCCGTCATTGTATAGTAATAAATATAATGGAATATGTTGATATGTCGAACTCTCATCTATCATTAGTAGGTCTAATTCGAATTTGGCGGGGTTAGCTTCATTTATCTCAGAAGCTTGAATTAGCGCACCAGTATTATGTAAAGTTTTCTGCTTAGAACTTTTTTGTTTAAAAGTTTGATTAAAGGAAATGTTCATAACGTGCAATTTATAATAATTACTATTATAGTGCAAGTACACATCACTGTCTCTAAAAAATTCCACTTAAATTCTCCGCGTGTAAAATCTACCTATTGCTAACTGGGCTGCTATTTCTCTTATCGAAGCATCAATTAATCCTCTGGGGTCTCTTTGTTTAGTAGCCCACCGAGGATCTCCTTTTCCCATTTCAAATACTTGATAGGGATTCTTCTGATAAGTATAACCAACACTAGGGTACCCTTGAGCAGTTCTAGTAACATCTGTTACTTTTACACCACTTGCAAAAGTTCCTGTTTGGTTCTGAAGACCTGGCGGTCCCATGTTCCTTGCCACTGTATCTGGCAATTTTTGATTTAATAATGCTATTAAAGAGGTAAAAGAGTTACCTCCTACCGTAGTTTTTCTTTGTCCTGAAACAGCCCCTACCTTACTTCCTGTTGATTCTAAAGGAGCACCTCGAACAGATTTAACTGTTGCTACCGCGGTGCCGAGATTAGAAGTAATCCTTGGCTTTGGCTTTTTAGTTTCCTTTTTAGGGGTCTTTTTAAAAGCTTTACTCTTTTTAGTACTTAGCTTTCTAACTCTAGGGCTAACGAGTGAGTTTCTTGCTCTTTCTATCACAGAAGGAGAACCCGGCATTGTTAAATATTTAGCATTTTCTTTATAAAAATCCGCAATAACATTTATTAACTCTAGTAGCCCCTTCTTTGTTCCTGGGAAATCTTTTGGAAGTCCTCCGTCTTCTTTGGGGGGACCGGCTTGATACCATTTTTCTTCTTTTTTATCGACATTCTCTCCCTGACCTTCTGCCAGCAAGTATACTTTACTTGATTTAAACACAGGATTTCCTTTGGCATCAAACTTAAAAGTTACATCATCTAATCCTATTGCATACTTTCCTAAACCTATTTTATAAGAAGCTAGTTTTTCATTTACGGCCTTAAAGGCTTCTTTTTGTTCTGGCGTCATATTTTTAGGGGCTTCTAACTGATCAGGTAAGGCTTCTCCTAAAGCGGTTGCTGTTTCAATAGATACGCCATGTTTATGTCCTAAATGTATAGCTGATCCCATGGAAAACTGACTGGCTTTTAATGCCCCTTTATTTCCCTGGGGATCTTCCTCATTGCTTAAATAGCGACCTCCCCAAAAAAAGTCTCTATATCTTTGATTTTTCTTAACTACATCATTTAATACAGCAGATTTAATATCACTTAATTTCTTATAAGGATTCTTAGTTCCTCTTTCTAGACTCTTTTTTGGCGCGGTTGGGTTATGTTTAAATGCTATTACTCTTAAATACGCTCCCATGTTAGTTGAGGGCATTACTCCTACACTTTCTGCTTCTCCATATCCTTTAGTTAAAGCAATAAGCGCGTCCTCCACATAGTCTTCTATTACAGTCTGATTTTTCTTTTTCTCTCTTTTTAATTTTTCCCCTAGTGTTACGTGTTGACCATTTTCATCGTCTGGATTAAAATAGTGATCTTTTAACTCTTCTGCCATCTGGCTTTTTTTAAACTCTATATCTTGTGCTTCTCTCGCCATCATATTTCTAACAAAATCTGTTTTAGCTAGATTTTTAGCTAGATCATCTAAAGTCTTTTTTAAAGCAACTGTTGACATTTTATCTCCAAGAAATGGCGGGGTTTTACCCCCGCCTATCCTATTACGCTAGTGCTACACCGTATGCGGTGATTTCCAAATCATCGGGCTCATTACTCTCCATGTCACTTTGCAGTGAGGTGAAGCTGGATTCCAGAGAAATCACATCTTCAATAGAGTGAGAAGGTACTTCAACGTGACATTGAGGCATCTTAAACTCTACTCTTGGAGAACCTGAACTACCGCCGATCTTAAAGACCATTTCGAAGTCATGAGTAATGACATCAAGTGCTGCAGCTGAGGTTAAGTCCTCGTAAAAATCTTTACTTCCATTATTACTTGACGATGTTGCCAAATAACAAGTGAAGCTTCCGCCTACATTTCGTACGCCTGTTACGTGCTCGATTGGTTTATTAACCACACCGAGTTCCTCAGGAGTTAAGTAAGAAAGATTATTCTCAATAGTAATACTTCCTCCTGTTACCGTTAGGTCGTAGCTAGATGCCATTCCGGCTACACCTGCTGATGTTCCGGAAGTCTTCGGTGCTACTGCCATTGCAGTAAGTCGGTTACGAATAAAGTTCTCAGTGTCAGCAGATGTTCCGCCTTCATTGATTGCTTTACCAGCATTTGCTCCTCCAGGAGTCGTAACATTAGTAGTTGTAAATGCTGTAATGTTGTCAATGGTTGCAGCCATGCCGCTCCATTCAACAGTAGCAATACCTTCTACATCGAAATTAATCGTTGCAGAGTTTACAACAGCTTTATTTAGTTTATAACCAACACTAGTACCAACCATGAATTCCATACTCATAGTATTTAATGCTGATTTATTTGATGAAGCAGAGCTAAGCATAGCTAATGTTCCATCTCTTTCGATCAGAGAGTCTTCTGATTCACCGAGAGTTGCTGAAGTCAGGGTTAAGCCTGATCCAGAGCCTACATCGGTTACACCCGTAGGGGCTGAGGTATAATTACCACCAGTAAGTATATCAATAGCTGTTACAGGTCCAGTAGCACCGCCGCCACTGATAGTTTGAACTCGAGCCGTAGCATGAGCACCACCTGTAGCTAAAGTACCTCCAGTAAAGGTTAATAGATCGCCTACTGTATATCCAGTTCCTGCAGCATTAATCGCTACAGAAGCAACAGATTGAGAACTAGTAGCCTCATCTAATCTGGATTTGGAAAGTAGTGCGTTCCATAGACACTCATCAACCAAGTGAACTTTTGAGTCCCCCCAAGAATAAGTAGTACTTGATCCAGGTCGTACATTGTTTGATGCAATATACGGACGAAGATAAGTAGAGAAGCTCCACTCGACAGGAGCCAAAGAGTCGTTAAACATCTTACGGCCACGTCTTGAACTTCCCACTGTACTTTCCATTTCAGCGAGAGTTATCTCACTAGAGTTAGTGGTCTGACTAAAACTAAACCCTTCTAACATGGGAATAGCGAAAGCCTGGCTACTAGCAGGGAACGTACCGTCTGCCTTATTAGGGTAGACTTGTAGGGTCGCGTCGCGTTGAAAAAATAGAGCCATAATGGTCTCCTATATAACTTGAGCTGTATTTACTATGCGTTTGCTGAAGTAAAGTAAGCTCTAATATCGTATTTCTACGATCATCTCGCCGACCCCGAGAGGTTGCAATGCTCCCTCATCGGTGCTTATACTAATCACAGTTACCTGAGTCACTTGCTGTGTCCCAGATGTAGTGCGATAGTCAAACTGGCCTGCGTCGTCTAAAACCGTTTCAACGTCCTCTAGTAACTCTTCCAATTCAGTTATGGGATCGTCAGCGTTGACATAGACTCGAATTGTAACGGTTAAAAATCTCCATTTTTGTCCGCCTCCGTAGTACTCACGAGTTTCAGTACCTGAAGACATATGTAGACAAGGGAACGATTCTACTTCGTCCCAGAATTTCATTCGGGATTCTATTGCCCCAGTAAGGTCTTGTTTATAGCCGTCACCGCCATCTATTTTTTCAAATAGTTCTGCCATAGCATTTAGTATGGCGGAGCGACGAGTAGTATTTGTACGTGCCATCAGATAACATCCACAATTCTATACATATCTAGAATTCTTTTAATGTGATCTGGGAAACCTATATCCTCGCGGATAGTGGTTGACGTTTCATTTTGAAGCGTTGCACCAGCTAAAGACTTTCTACCTTTGTACTCTTCTTTAAGGTAATAAGTAATTAAGTCATATATAGCTAATCGCAAGTCCTGTGGAGTTGCGGAATATCCAGCTCTGTAAGTCACTTCTACCGATGCAAAACCTTGTGCCCAAGATTTGGAACTAATGTCTCCATCGATTCTATATAATCTATCATGTTCAGCATCTATATAATAATCAGTATTATTAACCAAAGTAGTATAAGCACTTGTTATACCCTCTCTTTCTTTTACTGAACTTACGCTTACTAAAGGCGATTCAGTTAAGAAAAGCTCTCCAGTTTGACCATCAGTTATATCAAAAATTTCGACCTTGTTACTGCTGTAATGGTCTATAAAACTGGTACCGCAATAGGTTTTTACTAACGTACTTATAGGCGAAAGCAAGGAATCGATTTTACCATCGTCCTTGAAATGTTCAATACCTTTATAACTTTTGTATTGATCTCTAGTAACTAAATCTGCCATAAAATACCCTTGTAAAAACCTGGGGAGGTTTCCCTCCCCAGATTACCCAGTATGATTAAGAAGCCTTATACTGTAGTGCCCACTTGTCAGTAGCACCATTAATAATGTCGGTAAACCCTAGACGCTGGCTAGCAACCAGTACTCGTCTTTGGTTTGCAACCTCATAATCACTTTCAACCGTAACACCACGTAGACGTGGGATTACAAAGTTTCGCGTATTAACTGCAACAGCATAGAACTTGCTCACAGCTGCGGTAGCGAACTCATCAGAAACGATTACGGGAGACCCGTAAACCTGGCCTACTTGACCAGTAAGTTTCGTGGCGAGACCTTCTACTTGGCTAGAGTCTGCGTATGCAGCATCTGAAATGAGATTATGATACTCTGCCACGGAAACGATGTAAACAACGTCCGAGGGGCGAATACCATATTTACCCATGTTCTTACGAGCTGCTAATAGTGCAGCAGCAGTAAGCTTAGCTGTTCCATCAGCAGCGCCAAAGGCAGCACTAGACTGAGTCTTATCAGAATCAGCGGCTGCAAGAGCAATAAGACCGTCAGGAGCCGCACCACCAGTACCAAAGGTACCGTCAGCGTGGTTACCAACGAGAATCATGTTCTCAACTGCACGAGCGTGTGAACGAATAATACTTTCACGAATCAAAGGAAGAATCGGAATGATTGCATCCTCTTCAGTTTCGTTACCAAGATAAGATTGAGAAATAAGTTTCTTGGTTGAAAGAGTTCGCTCTGTCAAATCGTTACCACCGAACGGTGTACCATAGGTATCACCTCGTGATTCCAAGTTACCATGAGGGCTTGAGCCCGAAGCAGCTTGGTTAGTGGTAAACTCAGCGTATCCAGCATCTGGTAAGATGGGTAGGATTTGAGTCGCTGATTGCATAGCGATTTCACGGAAAAGCGGAGCCAATACTAGCTCAACTTGAATATCCCGCTCGATATTGCTTGAAACGGTTTGTTCGAAATCAGCAGAAGAAACTTCCACACCTGAATGTGCGTTTACTTTCTGCATAACGTTCTTGGCAAAGGCAGTTTCATACCCTTTACCAGTAGCTTTCGCTAGAATATAAGCGTCGTTTACGTCGTGCTCAAAGGCTTTCTGCCAGTCACTATTCTGACGATCGCCACCGAAAACTCGCTTAGACTCACGGATGTGTTGGATTTCTTGAGACTTCTCATTAATTTCTTTTCGAAGTTCCTCAACAACATCTCCTAAGTCCTCTTGATTTTTTGAAACTCTTTGTTCCAAATCTGAGATGAGACGTTCCGCGCCTGTCGTTACGCCCTGTACTACAGCTTGCACCTCAGCTTTCTTTTCTTCGAGTTCAGCTTCTTCAGTAGCTTTTTGGACTTCAACATCAGCAGCGACTTTTTCAGCCTCTGCTTTAGCAGCCGCTTGATCTTCAGCCTGTTTCATCTGAATCTCAGCAGCAGTCTTACGAGCTACCTCTTTAGCAAACTCTTCGAGATTAAAGTCTTTGTCAGACATTATACCTTCTCCGAAGACAGCATTTGCTGTTCCTTTTGATGAGTCCTTATCGGACTGATCTATTTCAACATGAGGATCGTTAACAAACTGTTTTTTCCAGTCCGCATATTCTTCATCTGTGTCGAACGATTTCGCGACAGAGAAGATAGCGGATTGATTTGCGGGGACAGAAACAACTGACACCTCAAACAGTTCCGCATCCTTGATCCTTAAACCATCGGTTTCCTCTATGTAGTCAGCATCCTTAACTCGGAAACCGACGCTAAAAGCGCCTAGGATGCCCTCCTTCACCATCTCAGCGATTTTACCCGCAGATTTGGAGATTATACCATCGATCTTTAGTCCTCTATCAGTAACTTCAAGCCCTGTGGCTTTACCGATTGGAGTATTATAATCGTGGTTAAATAATAAGATAGGATTGTTTTTGAAATTTTCAAGACCGCCTTGTAACCAAGCGTCTTTTTCAATTACATCACCAGCCCTATCCGTATCATTTGTACTTGCATACCCCTGTATTTTAACAGTGCCATCATCATCTGACTGCGCTTTAAATACAGAAGTTAAATTAAAAACTTTATTCATAGACTTATCTTCCTCTCTATCAATCTGACCAGCTTTCTTTCTAGCCCATGATTGTCCTGGATCTCCTCCCCAAAGTGCCCAAGCTATTCTGCCTGCACTAGGGTATCCTTTTTCACCGGGTGAGAAACCTTCACCTTGTTTATCGACTTCATGTCGACTAAAATAAGAGTGCATTCTCTTAACAGTTCTAGGAGATAAATTTTCTCTTTTTATTAGCTGGCTAGCTCGAGTGGAACCAACATTAGTTCCACCTCTACCAAACTCTTTTCTCCAGTCTAATCCTTTTTGAGCTTCGTTTGCCATGCTCTCTGTAGGCTTGAAGTCGATATCCGATATTGCTTTATCCGCCATCTTCTGTGTTCTCTTCTGGCCTTCCGCCCTCTGAAGGATTAGCTGCTGATCCTGCTATATTAGCAGGAACCCTAAGATCATCATGTCCTTCAACAGGACTGAGTCTTAGTGCTTCCCTAGCTTCATTTGGACTCATTACACCGCCATTTACCAAACTAGAGTAATAAGCGGCTTCGTCTTGTAATTCTGGTCTAAGAGCAGGAATATTACTTATGTCTTCCTTTAAGTCAAAACCAAAATATCGTTCAAATGCAAAGTTAATCTTTCTTACAATAGGTAGTATAGTTTCTAAGTAGTATAACCTATGGTTGGGTCGGATATTCGCATTATTCCCACTATCTAAAAGTATCGGAGGAACTCCAATCGCTTCTAAGATAATCTTTTCATTTTCCTTGATAGATTCTTGGAAATTTAATTCTCTAAAATTAACTTCATTTAAACTGCTAACTTCTAAACCACCATCTAATATAAGTGGTCTATGTCCGCCTGCTTCTGGATTATATCTTGATCTCCATGCTGCAAGCATCCTTTCTTTAATCTTCTCACTAAGAGTATTCGGACTCTTTATTACTAGACCAGGTACTGCTCCATTCTTAAAGAAGTTCTCTTGGAACTTTCTCATCGAGCCAAGTAATTGCATTCGCTTATACGCTGGCTTCAATCTAGGAACTCCTCGATACATAGAGTTAAATGAATTCTCTTTTACATGTATAATCTCTTGAGGACTATACTCTAATCTTCCATCATAAATAAAAGATTTTATGTATGTAGTTTCATCCGTCTCGATATCAACATTTCGAGCTGGTAGTTGATATAGGTGTGCACCATCAAAATAGACAAAAATATTTCCATCTATTAGTAAATCTATAATTAAGTTTCTTTTGAATGTATTTATATCCTGAAACGGATTAGGTTCAGTATTCAAAAGTAAATCAATCCTCGATTTTCTAATATTTTGAAATACTGGTGCTAATGGTAATTTTCTCCCTATATCGACTCTAATTTCTGAAACATCATCTACGATCATGTTTACGGCACGATTAACTACTTCAAATTGTTCGTATGCATTTGCATAGTTTACATAATTTTCACTAGTAGATACAGTAAAACCTTCCTCACGAGCTATAAACTCTTGGGCGGGATTATTTTTTTCTTCCCTTTTAAATATATTACTATACCATGCCATACTTATCTCTTTGCTTCTCTACCCATCGTTTTTGTTTGGGGCCTGTTACTAACTTGGGTCTCTTACCATAAATTGAATGCAACTTTAAGTGATGAGTATGACAAAGAGTTACTGCCTCATCGTACAGCTCTACCATGTGCTCTTCTATAAATGTATCCCTGACTCCCATGATATCTTCAGCTGTGTGTATTGTGATCTTATTTTTACGCAACCAGATATCTAGCAATTCTGTTAATCCGTAAAAGTGATGAAAATCTAGGTTCTCATTACTTGCGCAAATAAAGCATTGCGTCCCCTTCTGGTACCTCGCCTTTGCTTTATCTCTAACGTATTTTACTAGGTCTCGTTTTAGGTCCATTTACAGTTTTTCACTTTTAAAAATTATACCAAAGATAGGGTACGAAAGTCAAGAGTTATTTTTTTCTTGGTAGCTTTAAAAAGTTCCTGCGGAAACTTCAAAGCTGTATAGTGCGTACCTCAACGCATCCGACATGTGAGAAAACCTATCATGCTTAGGCTTTTCTCTTAATAAATTAGGGTTAGGGTCCCACTGATACTGGTCTAAGCATTCTAAAGTATGTTCACACTTCTGACTTACCAGTAATCGATTATTGTCTACGGCATTTGCGACATGTGCAATACCATCCAGTACTGACTTCTTGGCGTTAATTGTGGATATATCATAGTTCTGTGCGAAGTCAAATCTAGTCTGCTGCGCTGCCGAATCGATGTAAATATAGTCGATATCCCATTTGTCAATAAGTTTTTGTATCTCAAGAGCGTGTTGCTCCGTTGTTTTTTCTGCATCAATATACTCGTCTACTACATAATAAAGTTGGCTATCCCAATCGTAAGCAATAACGCAGAAAGCAGTGGGGTCTTTGTATCCTACGTCAAGTCCTGCAAATACATCCATACCTTCAGGATTAAACTGATCGGTATTAGTAGTGCATTTTTCATAATCAAAATTCCAAATTTGCCCTTCATAAGTATTAAAATCAGCTAAGTACTCCTGAGAAAATTCAGCCGTGGACATGGACTTTTTGGCCTCTGAGATATCCGTCTCACTAAGTCGAGGGTTTTCATGATAAGTTGCCTTAACGGAAATCCATTCTGGAAACTCATCACTAAATCCCCTATAAAAGAATTCAGCAAACCAATTATTCCTGCCTCTAGGAGTAGAAATAAACAACGCCTTGCTGTTTTGTTTATCTAGTGTAGGTCTCAAAGCGACATTGAAAGCCTCTCGTCCATCGGTCAAAGCTGCTTCGTCAAAAATAATTAGATCATAACTTCTTCCAACTACTGAGTCTACCTGATTAATAGATCCCATTCTTATAGTAGAATTATTAGAGAGTTCTATGACTCTATCTTTTGCGTTATCTCTAACTACTTCCAAATCAAAGTGCTTTATCAAATTTCTCTGTAGATCAAAAGAAATTTGAGAAAGCGAATAGTTCGGAGACATAAGTAGTACATTACTTCCAGGAACTAAAACCGTTAGTTGTCCAATTATATTAGCTATATAGGTTTTACCCTGTCGTCGAGACAAGGCTCCTGCTATGAAACGATACTTAGGATTATTTATTGCATTTATAATTCCTATCTGAGAAGGAATTGCTTCTATGCCTAATAAATCCAGGTAAGGGACTACGGGGAGCTTTATAAATCTTTCTTCGCTTGAGTAGTTCATTAACTGATCCCCCAAGACATCCGCTCTGCTGATTTCTAACATTTAGTGTACGACTATTCCCGGGTGGGATAGCTCCTCTTGTGGGTTAGTTATTAATTTATTAGCTTGCGCTAATCTGTATAGGTGGGTGAATCCAGTAGCCATATTTATAGTACCTAAATCATTAGGATCTATCTCATCTAAAGATAGTTCTTCTTTTCCGTACTTACGCTGTAGATCCATTAAAGTATTTTGACAGTCATCTAGTACTTGACTAAGCCAAAAATCATGTGGATCTAATTCATTGTCAATCATCTTTTAATACGTTCCTATAAAGCATAGCAGAGTGATCATAAAAAGAGTCAAACCACTGACGCTTTTTCCACGCAGCTTTTCTTCCCCTCCAAGAGTCTTTAAAGCTCTGCCACCAAGTTAAATTTCTAATCTGGCCATGAGTATTAATATAATTTAAAGTACCCCCATCATAGAATAACCATCCCATTTTCAAAGGGACTCTTGGTACTATATCATTATTATTAACAAAACGTTGCCAGTCACCACAGTCTCGTTGTATTCGTTCACAGAATACACGATTACCAACCCTAGGCTGTCCGTAAGTGTATAATTCTTTTACATTATAACCAGACTTTAAAAGAAACCCAGTCATAATAACTGCCATTGCACCGCCTAAGCTGTGTCCTGTTACTGCGATAGGTTTTTCATCATCAGGCAAATTCTTTATAACCTTGGGGAAGAGAGAAAAAGCCTCAGACCAGAAGCCCGAGTGAATTTTCTCTCCAGTTCCGGCGGGGTCGATACGCCAAAACTTTAGGTCAGCCGTTATATCTTTCAGTTGGGAAGGTTCTGTACCTCTACAAGATATAACTGTCGCTTCGGGGGTGAAGAACATCCACGCCTCTGCGTTATCCGACTCCATGAACTTAGCACGATCAAACGCAGGGTCGTTGGACTCTCCTGGATTACAATAGGCTAACTGAGCTAGCTTAGCGTATGTGTAATTCTTTGTTGTCATGCCAGCACTCGCACGGATCGCATCGACAGGTTAATCACTCTTCACCGCCTTCTTCTTCCATTGCGGGGGCAGGCTCAGGGGCAGGTGCGGGTGCAACGCCTCCATCAGCAGCTTCTGCATCTTCTTTAGTAGCGTGAGTACTTGATACATTACCGTCTTCATCTTGTACCATCCAGTACGCTCCACCAGGTCCTTTTGCTATTGCCATATCTTTCTCCTAACTAGCCTCTTGCCAACATTGGCAGTCCTTGTCTTTGCAATTTTCTTCATTACAAAATTCTTCTGTACAAACACAATCTGGGTTATTGCATTCCATCTATTTTCTCCTCGAGTCTTTCCAAGATTCTCTTGTTGCCCTCGACTTTTGTCTCAACTACAGACATTCTTTGATAAAATTCTACTCGGTCATGATCGACTGCTGAGTGTAGCCCTTCTAGTCGCTCGACTGAAGCTTGTACACCAGATGCCCACCATATGATTCCTGCAAACTGTACTATTAGGACTGTGAGAGTCCCTAGCTGTATTTTGTCTAACCGAAGTGCCACGATTTACTCCTAGGCTTGATGCTTTTAGCATCCATAAATTTAACAGTTATTATACCAAAAATAGTTCGGTTTTGTCAAGGACTATTTTTCTATGGTATATATTTTTACTGGTTCAGACTTTCCTTTTACTAAGGCATCGTCTAAGTAAGTATATTCATACCCATCAACTTGACTATATTCGGATATAATTAGATCCGTTTCATAAGTTTTACAACTACTTTCTAAGCGAGCAGCAAGATTAACTGCGTCCCCGATAACACTATAGTCAAAACGACTACTAGAACCCATATTGCCGACAACACACGGGCCAGAGTTGATTCCGACTCCCGTATTGATTTCAATGCTTCTTTCGGCCCTGAGAACATCATTCATTTCCTCTAATGCTACTCTCATTTCGATAGCAGCTTTGATTGCATTCTCTCTGTGGTTCGGATCATCTAAAGGTGCGTTCCAAAACGCCATTATACAATCTCCCATAAACTTATCTATAGTACCACCATGTTTTAAAATTATGTCAGACTGATTAGTTAGAAATATATTTATTAGCTCTACCAGCCCTTCTGGGTCTTCTTTAAACTTCTCAGATATTGGAGTAAACCCTCTTATATCTGAAAACAAGAATGTCATTTCTCGTCGTTCGCCTCCTAGCCTTAAAAGTTTAGGATTATCCTGTAATTTCTTAACCATCCCTGGGTCAAGATAGTGCTCAAACTGTTTCTTAATTTGTTGTTTTAGCTTGAACTCCCTTAAATAATTTGTAAAAGATGAAGCAGCCCAAATGATTACTGCAGCTACTATTCCAAAAGAAGGATCTAAAAGTATTTGTTCTGTAGTGAAAGCATTAAAGGTGTACCAATAAGAACCTCCAATAGCCAGTATTAATGCGGGGACTGAAAAGTATACTTTAAAACTCAGTAGTAAAAGTATAAATAATCCACCTAACAAAGCTAATAATTCTAAATCCTCTGCCCATTCAGGACGCGAAATATTGTTCCCTTGTGCTAAAGTAGAAAGTACAGAAGCTTGAATTTCATGCGGAGCTTTCAAACCTGCTGGAGTTGCTACTAAAGTGGAAGCACCCTTTGCTGTCACTCCTATTATAGCTGCGACGTTAGGCTGAGGACTCTGAAAGTATTCGATTGCAGATACTTCTTTGAACTTGGTATTCCAGTTTACCCAGATTCTTGCTTGAGAATCTGTTTTTATAATATCGAAGTTCTGTATCTTTAAAGCTTCTACTCCAATACTATTAGTTTTTATAGCGTAAGAAGGAGCTTGTGCCAGGTTTCTAAGAAGTTCCATGGAAAAGGAAGGGTACAAAGTATTGTTTATGTTAAAAACTAGTGGTACTCTTCTTACCAACCCGTCTAATTCATATGCTGTAGAAGTAATTCCATTACCAACAGCACTCTTCTCTATCTCTTCTACGTTATTTAATACTCCGTCAAAAGGAGTCAAGTAGGGTAGTGGGTCTTCTCCAATAGAAGCAGTACCAACATGAGGGGGCTTTCCTCCAATCTTTGAGTCTGTTGCTGCAGTAGCTACTACTACAGAAGTCATACAATCTGAGAAATCTTTATCAGTATCGTATCTGTCTTTTTCTGGAAACAGTACAGTTACTCCAGTTACATTTGAACCAAGTAAACTACAAAAAGTATTGCGAGGCCAAGGCCATTGACCTATCTTATTTAAGCTTTCATCGTCTATAGATACAAGAGTTATGATCTCAGACTCTGTAGCCTCTATAGTTGATATGAAATAGTCAAAAGTCTTTAGTCTTAGTACTTCAACAGGATAGGGATCTAAACTTTTAATACCAACTAAAAGTCCAATGAGCCCTAATCCTATTAACCATCTCATCTGTAGAACCTATGTCGGCCAATAGCAACCGTAAATTCTAATTTGGATGCCCACTTAGGGTCTACATAGTTGGCATGGTAATGAGTAGCACCTTCTGTAATATCAAAGTTTATTATAGAAGCTACTGCAGCAGCATTTATACTCTCTGTCCATGCTTTTCGATTAGTTGCTTCATCAGATCTACCGTCACAGTACCAAGAAAACTGGCATTTGTTACGAAGTATTCTGCCTTCTTTGCGTTTTGCTTGATAAATAACATCGCATACCTTATTTGGGTACTTTTTATGCTTAACTCTGTTTAAAACTACATGAGAAATAGCAATTTTCTCAGCTACTGCTTGAGAACGTGCTTCATGGTATATATTTTCAGCTAAACATAGTAAATCTGTGTCATATTCAGCCAGTGCTGTTGCTGGAACCAGCAATAAGAGGAGTAATAAGTACTTCATTGCTGTGTAATACTGATTGTAACATCGTTACCATTATTAACAATAATACTGTTTCTCTTTCCTTCGTCTTCAAAGAGAATATTATACCCATAAGTTGATTGGAGATCCAATCTTACTGAATTATTTGTTTGTCTATATAGCACTACAAATTCCTCCTGCAAAAAAGTATTAAATTGTGTGTCAGCATCAAAGCCTTTACTAGTTCCTACTATTTCAAAAGTGGTACTATCTTGTAGAAAGTCTTCCTCTTTTGTTTCTAGGTCATCGAAGTTGTCTAGCAAGTCCATCAAGAAGTCTACGTTTAGAAAATCTATATCAAGTTCTTGAAAGTCTTCTAATAAATCCTCTTCTAGTTCATCTTCTAATAGATCTTGATCTAACTCTTCGAATTCTAATAAGTCTTTTTTCTTATTCTGCTCTATTATCTCTTCAGGAACTACTTCCTTAGGAGGAGACACGATTAACATATTGTCAATCAAAGCCAAAGTTATATCCAAAATTCGTGGCTCTGAAGGAGCTGCTTCTGATGTAGAAACAGTAGTAGCCTGGTAAGGCTTAGTCAAAGATACTTGGCCTCCCATCGAAGCAACAAGTATTTCTCCAGATGCTATTCCGAATTCATCGGGCAGAAGTATAATTAATGTCCGTCCGATCTCATCAACTGTGGCGGTAAAATCAGTGCCCCTTATAGCTATTTCTGCAGTAGGAGTCCTAATTTTAATATTTTCTTTATCTATCTTCCCTAAAGCACCAGTTATAAAACGAGCGGTGCCAGAGGCAAAGCTAAGAGCTAGTTTCGATTTGGAAGGGTTTGCATCATATACAAACTCGTCAATAACTATCGAAGAATGCTCTGTTAATTTTAATATAGAGTCGTCTAAGAATTGTAATGCTACTCTACCTTGTGCAGTTCTAACATCGTCATAGCTTTCAATGCCGAAATCTAATTTTGCAGTACTTTCCGCTTGTTTACGAAATACTGCTGCACTACCCTCTAATTCAGTAACACTACCTATATTTGGACTGGCACCGGCATTAGCAGCCAGCAGCAGAACCAGAATCGTTTTGAACAATACAAAGTGTCGCATGACTTCCCTGTGTTCCACTACCTGTAGCATTTATATTAACCCAATCATTATTATTTGTAGATCGTTGGATTAAATCTATATCCCAGTAGTCACCTGTTATATTTATAATTGAATTATGGCCTGTAGCATCGCTAGAAGCAGCGGCGTTTCCAATACCAATATAATCTAAAGTATTATTGTCTCCATCAATATCCCAGTCTTGATTAACGTAAGGAGAATTTACTGCTACTTTAAACACGTTATCATCGCCATCTACATTCCAGTTAAGATTCATATTGTCTGCGTCAGCTCCGGTTACGTTTCCACTACTACCAAACAGATTGGCTAAATTAGAGTGGGTATAGTCACTAGCCGCATTAAAGAATACAATATTATCATCGCCATCAAAATCCCATACTATACTAGAGTCATTAGAATCTGCGTCTTCTGATATATTTACTGTGAATTGATTACTAGTACCTGCAACAATGTTGGTAAAGGTAAAATCATTCATATTCTTAATACCAGCAGCATTAAGCTGCCCCGTAAATACGTTGCTGCTACCATTAAATGTAAAATTATACGTTCCGTCGTTTCCGTTTAGGTCTGTTAAGAACTTGTTAGAACTACCTATTTGATCTAAGTTAAAGCTCAATCCCGTACCATTTATATTCATGGCGGCATCAACAGTAGTAGTATTACTAGCGTTATCCGCAACTATATTACCCGAACCTAGCTGTTCTATATCAATCTGTGAATTAGTAGCATTAGTTTGAGTAATATAAATTTGGTTGTCGGCAGCATAACTATTAATCGCAAACCCAAACAGTACTAAAGCAAGTACCGAATATTTCATTTTTTACTCGTCAGGAAAGGCCCAAAAGCCCTTCTCTTTACCTTCTTGTATGGTTTCGTATACTGCGGTCTCTACTGCTTTCTGCAAGGCTATTGCCATGCTTTCGTTTATAGTAGCTCCCGCCTCTACTTCTAACAGTTCCGTTCCTACTTCATAAAATCGAAATAAGTCTGCTGAAACTCCCACGGAAAGTAAACGTTTCGTAACCAGAACTTCAATTAGAATTTCCCCGGTACTTACAGAGACAGTGCGTAACGAAATAACTACAATATCTTCTCTGTATTGTTTTGAAGCCGCTACTCCTAAATACCTGGCTCCTGTACCACCTGTTTTAATGTTTGTATCGTAACTTATTATCCCGCCTCTCATTAAGAGGCCCGCAAACAATAGGGGTTGCATCTTTACTTTTTCTTTGAAGTCCTTTCGAGTACTTCGTATGATCTGTCTTTCCTTTGTAATATGATCTATACCCACACGTTCTACTACTCGGAAAAAGTTTCCGTTTGACGTATGCTTTAACGCTCTTATTAAATAGGCTTCCCCTCCTTGTGTTACTGCTGTTGAAAATAAAGCAAATTCAGAGTTACTCTTTCTTTGCCCTGTTAAATCTTTAAAAGAGCCCCCATACACTGCAACTACTGGTTGCTGTTTGGGAGCCGGAATCATTGCTAGCTTATCAACTTTTAAGCCTTCTACTTGTGCATCTTTAAACCTTTTACTTACTATCTTTTCTGGTATCGACGAGCACCCGCTAAGTACCGTCATCGTCAGAGCCAAAGCTGCTAACAGGTACTTCAATCTTGGTACAAAGGTCATCTGGCTCGCAACTTTCATACGTACCATCCTCTCCGTATTTACCTGGGTAAGTTTCCATAATCAACGTACCATCATCCAACGTGTAATATCTTATATAGTAATCCTCTGATTGAAAATAAAACCTTCCGTCTACGGATCCTGCTAGAGAGTCTTGTTCAAAAAGAGTCTCTACTAATTCTTTTGACAACCTTGAATAAATACGGCTTTCAAAGTTACGAAGAAATCTATTAATAGTATTGTTCTCAAGCTCTCGCTCTATTTCTTCTAACTCTGCATCAATCTTATCTTGTATGGCTTTCTTTCGGGAAGCTTCTTGATTTTCAATAGTCAAGTAGTGCTGAGACTGATTAATTCCCGAGAAAGATGGACTGTTAAACTTATGTGTTATCTGATCCGCTTCTATCGGAGTCGCCATCAGTAACAGTAGTATCACTATTATACATTTGTTCATACTTTAACACCACATCTACTTTTTGCTGAAGACGAATCATATCGTTGTCCAGCATCCTATTAGCATCAATGCATTTAATTAAAGCAAAGTGCATTTCCTCTAACTTAGGCTCTACTTTATCTGTTATAAATTTCCATACATAATAGATAAAATAGCCCATTCCAACTGCAAGAGAAATGGCGAATCCAAACTCAGTAACTATAACGGTTAAATCATCCATTAGTCTCTTCTAACATCTAGCTTTACTTCTTGCGGTATCCCCTTTTGATTTGTACGATAGTTCTCAGCTCTCGCTATCCTATCTATAGGAGGAGTCAAATGAAGCGCACTACTTACAAGTAAATCAATTTTAATTAACTCGTTACAGCCTACTCTCGCTCTATCCTCTAGCATTTTACAAAAAGAAGTTAAAGTCTCAATCTGATCTATAACTCCATCTAGTATCTGTTTTAATACTGTGAAGATAAAGAAAGCCATAATCAAAGCGCCAGCAATAGGCGCTCCGACTTCTGATATGAAAGTAAAAACTTCCACTAAATCAAATAGTTTACCTGATAGCTATTTGATATTTGCTGGAGTTGTCCAGCTCTATCATAAATAGTTACATTAAAGAAAGTTTCAACAACCTTCTTTTGTCCAGGTTCATCCCCTGCCAAGACATGGGTAGTCTTGTAGGGCATATTATACGTTGCTGTTATTGGTTGTGTTAGGATTGCTTCCATTTTTCTTCCTTTTAAATCCCGCTGCTTTCACAACTTTATTAATTCTACCTTTCTTCATCAGTTTATTAAACTGCTTCCATGTTTTTCTCATACTTACTCACTTTTCAGAAGTTTGTCCATTAATGCCCCATAATTACCTTGTCCGAATGGTACTTCGGAATTTATCATGACGTTGTTTTGTGTTTTAACAGTAGAGCCATTAGCTTTCTCCAGCTCTGTCTGTGCTTTTATTTCATCCATGCGCATCTTATGCGCTAATTGCAGTAAATCTGCAAGGTCTTTATTAGAGTACATTTCTGTCTCTTCCGCTTCCTCTAGCTTTTTGTCAATTAACGTGTCCATGACTTCCGCTAGTTTGAATCTGTTTCTATACCCAGCATCTAAATAAACGGAGTCAATATACTTCTTTACTTCGCGCTTGTTTAGGTACTCGGACACGACATCGCGCGGTACCTTAAGTTCCGTGCTGACCGCATTGATATCGCCTTTCTCCAAATAGGCATTAGCTATCTCAATGCTTTCTGGGCTGATTCGGGTTGTTACTTCTTTACTCATAGCAGATATTATGACACAAAAAGACCTCAAGTGTCAAGTGTTATTTTTTTATCGGTACATGAAAGTCATGTTAATTCTTTTATTGGAGTCTCCAGGCTTAGTAGATACATCATCTGTCTCATGGAATAAACCAGAGTTAAAAATAGTAGCTCTATTATATTTATAAGATACTAAATAAGGATTAGCTTCTTGCTCCTCTAAGTAATCACGTATCTTATCAACATGCCTATTATACTCTCCCCAGTGCCAATCTTCTGGCCTAAATACATCATATATTAGTAGTCCGTTTTTTGTAGTATCTTCTATAGATTCATCGGGAGTACACCAAATATTAACATTATACTTACCTGGATCGGCATGTGGAGTTACTCCTGGGCACTCTTGATCGTATACAAATATCCAACCTTCAAAGTAATCTAAGTCCTGTATTACGGGAACTTTTTCTTTTACCGTTTCTGTTAAAGTATGGAATAAAGGACATTCTTCAAGCTGAATAGAAATGTAACCGCCACCATATTTAGGACGATCTGAGATTAAGTTATTAACAGTGAAGTCTCGAATACCTTCTATATCTTCTTTAGCAAGGAAATCGTCAACAATTTGTATTGTTAGTTTCATAAATTTCCTTTTAAAAAAAATTTTGAGGGTGGGTGAATATACTACAAGAGTATAAAAAAAGAAATGGGACGAAAGAGATAAGCAAAATGTAGGTCTCTTCCGTCCCGGATTCTTAAAAATACATTTGGACTATATTTTTAAAAATTATAGGCAACGCCTATTGAGTGAGTTGAGTCATCAACATCGTCTTCTGACCAAGTCCAAGTATAAGAGACACTTACTTTATCATCGATAAAGCTGTTCCCTAAAACAATACCTGCATCCATGTTAGAATCCGCGTTGCGACCAACAAAGCCCGAAAGGTCTAAAGGCATATCTACTATATCACTTACTGATACTGAACCTGCGTAGTAATTAGAATCATTATCCAGGTCTCTATAAATAGTGCCACTTACGGGCCCAAGCGATAAGGTTCCGTAGATTTCCTGAATATCGTCACCGATCTTCAAGTCGTCTCCGGTATAGGTATATTTAATATAACCCACATCTACTGAAACGTTATCATTTATATCTTTTCCGTAGCCGACTGTTAGGTCGATTTCGGCGGTTGTGTCGTCATTGTAATCCACTTGACTTCCCCATGCGTTGGCATAAAAGCCTTTTTCTGTCGTAAGCCCTATGGAACCTTGTAAAACAGGTTTTCCATCGGATTGTGTAGCTCCCCTCCACACATAGTTGCTCGACATTCCAGCTGAGCCATCTATTTCTACCGCGTTAGCAGTAGTACCAATTGCTCCTAAGAGCATCGCAGTTGCGATTTTTTTCATATCTTCCCCCACCTCGGAGCAAAAACGGGACCACCAAATAAATGTTCCCTCCATTTTTTCTCCATTGTTGGGTAGTATATCAAAGAAAGGAAAAAATGTCAAGACTTATTTTTAACAAAGTGTATGATTAACTCCTCTAGAGTAGTTTGTACTTGAAGTACAGGAACTTCAGCAACTCCGAGGGCAAGTGCTGCAGAATATCTATGGTGTCCGTTCACTATATTGTTGGTTATATCCACAATTATAGGATTTGGGGTTGGAAACTTCTTTATAGCCTTACAAAGTAAGGAAGGTACCCTCTCGTGCTGAGAAGGTACCAACCTATCGGGGGCTATATCGAATTTTACGTAGTCAAAGTTATCTAAATCACATTCCCTAACTTGTGGGAGTTCCTTTCTTCTATAATTCATACCGTACTTCCGTCTCTAGTTTATGTTTAAAGTCCTCGGTTTTAGAACCTTCCCACTTTCCCTTAAAAGTGAAAGATCCTCGTTTTATCTTATACCCTAACTCGGAGGAGTATCCCTCAGTTCGTGGGCCTGCTTCAATATAAAAATTTTTTTCAGTCTTATATCCTAATCTAAGATGATGTATGTCTTCTTTAGATAGGAACTTGTATTCATTTTTATATTCTATATAGGGTGCCGCGAAGGCGGCTGGTGAGGTAAAAAGTATCAGGGCAATGAGTACTCTCAATTAAGCTCTCCTTAAAATAAAACTTGAAATCTTATTCAATTTCATGTATATTATATCACCCTAATGTTACAGTTTTATGACATAACGTGTCAAAATTCTCATTATTTTTCTTTTTCAAAAATTCCCAAGTTGTACGTGAAAGGGACGCCCGCGCGAAGCGCGGCTGTCAAGTCAATGAACCGCCCCGTTTGTTATAAGCATATAACTAAACGGTCTTGACAAGAAGGTGATGCATCCCTTATAATGGTTACATAAATTAATCGAGGACCGACTATGACCGACTACGTAATCAAGACCAAGCAAGGCGCGCTCATCTGCCGCGTTGAGGCTGGCTCAGGCGATGCCGCTGTAAAGCGCGCACGTCAGGCTGGCTATAACGTGATCACTGGCTGCACTATCCAAGCTATGGACGGAGGCAAGCAATATGAAATCATTTAACAAGATTGCTAAAACGTGCGGCGCTTTGTTAGGCGCTGCATTCTGGGCGCTGATGTGTTGGGGCATGGCGTACACTGGCTTGTTATTCGTAACATTCGAGGGTGCGGTTTGGCTCAATCAAATCATGGGATATGGTATGATGTTCATAGCGTTTTGCATGACTACCTTGTTATTCCTAATAGCATGGACGAAGCGGCCATAAGGTTATAAGCTTATACCAAAACGGTATTTGACACCAGCCCGATATTTTGAGATAATACGCACTTAACTTAACTAACGGAGACTCTTATGAGGAAACCTAACTACACGCCCGAGATGATCGCTGTCATCAAAGGCACAAACGAGCGACCCTTTAACAAGGCAATCGCCACAGACATTGCGAGAAGGATTGAGAAATCACCTCGCTCTGTGATCGCTAAGATCAAAAGCATGGGGTTACCCTATGCCGTCCAACGTCCTGTTAGAAAGGATGGCTCTGCTATCTCTCGAAAAATCGAGACGGTGGCGGCAATAGCCAAAGCTCTCGATATGGATTTAGACGATCTTGACGGATTGACTAAGGCACCTCGATCAGCGTTGATCGCTTTGTTAAGGGAGATTCCTTAACATGGCGGCTAACGTCAGCGGATGGATTGGCGCGGCGCTTCTATGCGTCGCTCCATTCATCATCGATTCGGATCTTGGCAAATGGTTAGCTATGTCTGGCTTGGCAATTCTCTGCTTGCAAGCATGGTCAACCAAATGCTATAATCTGATCTTCTTAAACATAATCGGAATCGGAGGCTACACTTATGCTTTATATCTATGATCTTGATGGCACTGTTATCGATAGCTCTCACCGCCTCGGCGATGGCTCACTCGATGATTGGTTTGCTAACAACACACCTGATAACATAGCGTTGGATGGTTTGTTACCACTTGCGGAACATCTCAAGATGCGTAACGAAAGAGGGGACGAAACAATGGTTTGCACTTCTCGCCAGATGACGGATGCGGATTATGAATTTGTGGTTGAGAATCTCAACCCGATTTATATCCTACACAGAGCGCATGGTGATGACACGCCATGCGGTGCAATGAAACTTGATCTACTCTCTCGCTTTGCTGCTCGCATGGGTTTAGCTTGGGGTGAATTCGTCAAACATTCTGTAATGTTCGATGATAATGATGATGTGTTGGACACCTTGTCTGACAATGGACTAACAACAATTGACGCGAGGAAATATCAATAATGAATATCTTAAACTTTTTTAAATCAAAACCACAAGGAACCTTTACTATGGAAAACTTAACACTAACAAGCAGATCAACACCCGAAGAGGTCAGCCCCTTAGACTACCAAGGGCGCGATTCTTTTAACTATCTCTGGCAATTGCTCGATTTAGAATCTCACTATTCTCAATTCCGAGATTTTGAGGGGATGTATAAGGACGGATTCGCAAGGGCGGCATATAAGAATAGCAAATCTAGCACTGGTTTCTATCATGGCGGCCAATCTCGAATCATTCAAACGTTGCGAGATATTGAAAAAGCTTTTGGGTTAGATTTCTTATCTCTAAGGGCGAGGGTCGTTTATATGAAGCGCGATGATTGGGACGTAACAATGAGCGCGGAGCAATTTGTCCATTTTCACAATGACGGTGACAAGGTTATGAACAACCTTGATCCTGCTATGCACAAACGCTGGATGAGATTCGGAGGCAAGACAGAATTTTATGCTGTTAAAGAAAAAACGATTCTAGGACGATTCGCTAATTCATGGAGAAAACGAAACCTAGAAATAGGGCGCGAGATTATGCAAGGTAAGAGACAGCGTGAGGAGCATGGGGTACCAGCATTCGCTCCACAAGTTGGGCTTGAGGGTGGGGTGGCTTAAATGAATCTCCATCATATCTCCATTGTTTCTTCAATACTTCTGCATACTGATTTGGGATAATACACACTATGAAAAAACTTAAAAAAATCTTACTCACGGCTTATCTGGTTTATTCCATATCTGCCGATCTACTAATCCTCGGAGGAATCTTATGGTTGATCTTCAACTAAACAAACTCGAGCAGCAACAAGCTCGACTAAACAAAATCGCGGAGGGGCTCACCGGCCCCGTTGCGGTTGTCCTAGAGGGGCGCGATACGGCTGGCAAATCTGGAACCATTCGCGCATTAACTCAATATCTACCGCCTCGGCTTTTTTCGGTTGTTCTATCTACCAAGCCAACGGACGGCATGATGAAAAACTGGCTTGGCCATTGGGCGGGTAAAATGCCCGAGGGAAAGCAAATCGTTTTCTTTGATCGCTCATGGTATTCTCGCGCATTGGTTCAAAAGATTAACGGTTGGTGTTCTGATCTTCAATACTTTAATTTTATGAATTCAATCGAAGCATGGGAAGCTAACAAGGGCGTAAACTTTGTTAAATTCTGGCTCTCGATTTCTGAAGACGAACAAGCGCGAAGAATTGAGGAGCGTAGAATCTCGCCTCTGAAATATTGGAAGCTATCGCCTAATGACGAGCGCGCACTTTCCTACTATGACGAAATGACCCTCTTAAAAGAAAAGGTGATTTCTCGCGGCGGCTGGGAGACAATCGACTTCAACGATAAAGCTCAAGGCAGATTAGAATTACTAACAAAACTTAACACACAACTAGGAGCATAATATGCATAAATATATTTCTTTTGTAATCGGCGGCTTGTTAGGACTCGGCTTTGCCTTGGCTATCAATACCGCTCACGATAGCTCGCTCGAGCAATCCGCAATAATCGCGGAACAGGGCGCGCGCATTGAAAAGCTAGAGGCGGGCATTCTTCGCCATCTTTGTTTTTCGATAGAGAATGGTGACTATCCGTCACCGTCCGCGGATTTGTTAGCAAGCTGCAAGGCTCGCTAACAAGCGGGCCAACGCGCGGCGCGCTTGACCGGCGCGCTTCGCGCGGGCACCGAAAAATGCTAGGGAAATCAATAACTTACGCCGCGCGGAGGCCTTTTTTTCCTAAAATACCTTATAAATCAATAACTTACCAAAAACATAGGCCTTTCGGCCGGAATGCGTCTCATTCGCATTTGAGAACCATTCGCATTTGGGCCACCCTCGAAAGAGAAAAAAGCGCGCTGCGCCTAAGTAGTGGACCAACGAAGTAGTAAAATTACGAAGGCGCGCCGATCATACAGTAGTGCAACAACGATGTCAAGAAAAATTTTAAGGATTGGTGAAATTAAATTAAGCGCCGAAGTCCGCAGTAGTAAATCAACGGCGCCGACCGCAGTAGTAAATCAACGAAGGTAAAATTGCGCGGGCGCCGATTATACCACAAGCTGGGCGCGCTTGTCAAGAACTTTTTTCAATTTCGCCTGTTTTAATGGTTTGTCAAGTCTTTTATGGGGAAATTACACGAATTTAGGGCAAATTGCAAAAAGTTCTTGACATTTCGAGGCCGCGTCCGGCCCGCGAGAGTTCATTTGCGTTCCTGACCAATCGAAATTTAATTCTTGACAATTACCTTAATTTCCCGCATAATATGTTTTCAAAAGTTGGAAAAGGAAAGAAATGACAGATCGACAATTTGACATCCTTATGATGCACTCGGGAATGTTGCAAGACGGCTTAGCCTCTTCAGAAGCGATTGCTTATATGACACTAATGGGTGAGTCGACGGAGAACATATTATGGCTAGTAAACCACGTAAGAGCAAGCGAAAAAGCAAGAGAAGCAACCCAGTAGCGAAGTTTGCTAGAAAGTTTAATCGTGCGGTGACACACCGTGACCGCACAAAGTATTGGAGAAAGAACAAATGGCAGGACGGAGACCAGTAAGAAGAACACAAAAGGTATTACGCCACGTGCGTGTGTACAAAGGCGAAGTAGTAACTCCTGTAAGGTGCGTTTCTACGCAGGCGGGCAGGAAATGGGACATCATCGGTGGACAAGTAGGACGTGATGGTGAGTCCATAAAAGGGGCTGACGGTAGACCCCTGCCTTATAAATCATTAGGCGAATTGGTCTGGAAGTAAAAAATAAATCTTGACAACTTCCTTAAAATGCCTCATAATAGTTGTCATGGAATTGAGAAAGAAATTAAAAAAATTATTTAAGTTTGGGAGAACTAATATGACCGACACACAAGTTAAGAACTACACTGACGAAATGGTTGTTTCCATGGTCGATCAGTACACCGCAACCCCGACTCGCGCAACAGTTGAAGCGCTAGCAGAAGAGTTCGGGAAGTCAGCACGAAGCATCATAGCGAAGTTATCACGCGAAGGTGTCTACGTAGCGCAACCTAAGACCACCAAATCTGGTATGCCAATCGTTCGCAAGTCGGACATTGTAGGAAGGATTGCAGGACACCTCGGTGTCGAGTTGGAATCTCCAACTTTGGTCAAAGCGTCTAAAATCGACCTTCTTATGCTCGAAGACGCTATTATTAAAGCTACTTCGTAGTTGCGACCCAAGCCCTCGGGGATATAGAGGGCTTACCAGAAAAGGTATTGTTTTCGCAAATTGGTATAATTCCTATGTGACAGTATCTTTTCTAGTACGATAGAGTACAGTAGGGAAGATCGGGCGTGTGAATATATACACACATATGTCAATAAAGATCGGGGAGAAGATAAAAGTGCCTAACCCCAGCCCTACATTAGTAACCTTGGTGAGCTGCACGTAAGTGTCGCGCGTCAGAGATGGCAAAGTCAAGGCTAATGGGCATTAGTAAGAAATCTAAGTCCCAGCGACAAATAGGTATGGTACAGATAGGGGCAACAGATAACACCTGTATAATCAACGGAAAACTGTAGCCTGAGAGTACCCTTCCTCCCGTCCTAGGCGCGAGATGGACTACACGAGGCTAATCACCCCGGCGTGGTGGCCATACCGAAAAAGGGAGCTATATACTACTCGCCGAAGGCTAACCTCAAAAGAAGTAGTAGTATATCGACGGAGGCGTTGTGAGAATAAGTCCCGACCTGTCAAAGGGCCGCAGCTTAAAACGGGCAATCCGACTCACTTAGCGGTGAGGAGTCCTCAGCTTCGATGTTTAGTAGTACAATAACTACTCGTGAATGGTACGGCTGACTACGTTAATCAGTACCTGACCTTACTGGGATTACAGTTCGAACAAAAGAGGTCGCAGGACACGGTACCCTGCATCAACGAATAAAAGGAGAAACCCTAGCTTTAGCAGACGTTACATATTGGTTGATAACCGAGTAGCAGCATCGACTAGGTAGGTTATATGTTTTTAATCACGATATATCCTCAGTATTTCCCAACATTAGTTGGAAGCATACGAAAAAATCGAATAGAGTCGGGCGATTATCATAAAGTGATCCATGCCTTATCAGCATGAGGAACTGGGGTAATCATTCAGTAGGTTGGTGGGGCCTACTGCCAACTAGTTAGGTGGGTAATGCACCTCCGGCTTTCGGGTCGGGGGTGTTTCCACGAAAGGAGTACAAATGCGAGAATATAAAGTAGAAGTCCTAGAAACATACGAGCGAGTGAGACGAATGACGCTAAAAGCAGGTAATGAGAAACTCTTAGAAGAACGACTCAAAGACATGGTTGAAGCTCAACGCCGCCGACTCGGAATGGATGAAGGCGAACTACAGATACTCGAAGTATCTGATTAGTGGGAAAATAACACAAACTTTAAGGGAGGGTTGCTTAGGCAGCCCTTTTTTATTTCTTGACAAAATACCTCAAATATTGCTATAATACACTTTCAAAAATTAATCTAACTTTTTTATAAGGAAAATTTTGTATGGCTGATAAAGTAATAGACTTCCAAGCCGCTAAAGAGCGAATACAATCTTCCAACCTAAAAGATGACGAGTTCAGTATCGAAAACGAAATCAAATGGGTGGAAGATCAGTTGGATATCGCTGACATAGAGCTTGATGATGTTACAGCTAGTATGGAAGAGTTGACTCAGTATATTCTTGAGTTGACAAACTACATGGCTGGCATTTCTGTCGCCTTGAGTATAAGGGAGTCAGGAGTGGACGACTGGATGGATGCTCTAAAAGAACAACGTCTAGGAATGAATAGGGAGCTAGTAGAGGAGGAAGTAGCCGTTCAATTTGAATTAGATTTGGGAGAGGACGAAGAACCTCTAATATTTGATTTTATACCGGAGTTCGATCTGGATGATAATTAAAGGTAGTATGGGTTATACGGCCAGCGGCCGCAGGAAGAAAAGTTACAATTCTAAAAGGAAAATTAAAGATGATGGAAGCATTCTTAGTAGTAGCAGCAATAACAGTATCGATAGGGATAGTTTTAGGTCTCACGACTCTAACAGTCCATTTAAAGGTCAAGTCGGACGAGCAACTGAGGACTACCTGGCGGAACGAAGGGCTATAAGTAGTAATTATACTATAGCACCCGCATACAACAAAGGTGCCTATCAAGTAATAGGTAAGGATAATTTGGAGGATATTGGACGATGAGCAAGATGGGAGCATTTAACCTAGACTTAGAAGAGTATGTAAACTATATGATAAATCATGGCAATACCTTTGATGGAATTCTAGCAAATGTGCAAGAGCTATTCCATCTAAGCGACTACGCCGCTGATGAAGTAGTATGGAAACTATGGAAGGAATCAGGAGCTAATGAAAAAGATTATGAGTACGAAGCCTATGGTCCTGATAACTATGAAGACGATGCCGAAGCATTGGCTAGTGCAGGCTTTGGTACAGATGAAGATTATGGAGGGGATATTGAAACGTTTTAAGTATGAATTCTATAACTGCGTCACGGAGGACAAAACTGTAGTATTATTACCTAGCATCACAGTAGAATGGTGGTACGGTTTTACAATTAAGTTCGGTTTCCTATTTTGGGTAGCCCAACTGGAGTACAATGATGGCAAACTATAGTGACGAACAAGTTGAGTACATGGTTGAGAAATACAACTCCACGCCTTCGCGTGAAACAGTAGAGGACTTAGCGAAAGAATTAAGTAAAAGTCCGAAATCAATCATAGGAAAGCTAGCACGCGAAGGCGTGTACCAGAAAGTAGAGTATATCTCTAAGACTGGTGAAAAACCAATAACGAAGATCGAGATTGTGCGCGAGATAGCAGGACAATTGGATCTAGACGAAACACATTTAATGGGCTTAGAAAAAGCCCCAAAAGGAGTATTAAAGCTATTATGCGACAATATATAATTGCATTGCACGTTAAATTGCCACCTAATCAAACACCCGAGAGTTGGCTAATAGGAAAATTGAAGTTGGGATCTATTGATTTGGAGAGCATGGAGGTGCATTATGAGGAGATTAAAGATGAAAGTGAAACTAAAAGCGACACTAAAACCAGAAGTTCTGGAAAAACTACGGGAAATTCTAATAAAGCACAAAGTTGAGTGGGAAGAGGAAATAATTGTTAAAGATGAAAGTAAAAAAGAGTGGAGAAAGAGGTTCGTTACAAACCGTAAAGGTTCGTATGAAATTTAAATATCGCGAAACCGGCGAAAAATGGAATGGCCCCACCATGTTGGAGAGAGTTGATATAGCTTGCTTTATAGTTAATTACATAGGTCATGTTTTGTTCAGCGTATTATCGAATAAATCAATCTTATCTAGCATTTCACCTGACTGGATATATGCTCTCTCCTCTGTTGCTCCTGAGGTCGCAACAGTCGAGAGGTTATACTCAATCAACTGTGAAATTCGATAACAGCGATTTATTCTGTTGATGTAGTTGACTGTAGTAATTAACAAATTTATAAAATATTTTATCACACTTTTCAACATATGTAAACTATCTTTTTTGCTTATGTGGATGATTAGATGAGTTGTGTAAGATTAAGTTAACGGAAATTATTTATATTTATGACTAGGATGAATGAAAAATTGCTCGAAGAAATACTATCGGGCCAACGAGCGGTGGTGGAATTATCGGACCAGAACTGTCGTTCAGTACTTTTACTACTGGTCCAACGGATTCAGCGGGAGAACCGAAGATGATGCGGGTAGACATATATGGGAGAAAAAAGTGTGCCTATTGTAAGGCAGCGAAGACATTGTGTGAAGTAGAAAAGGTAAACTATAATTATCATCAGCTAGATGAGGATTATGCTATAGAAGAATTATTTGAGAAAGTGCAGTTTAAAACTTTCCCTCAAATATTTGTGAACGACGTTGCTGTGGGAGGCTATACGGAGTTTAAAAAATGGTTTGAAAAGAAGGAGATGAGATGACACCATATGAGAGTTTTTGCCACAGAATGTGGTTAGACTATTGTGAAGAAAATAAACAGCCACTTGGTGGCGAGAAGCTACTAGGCTATGAGGAATAC